CCGGAATTGATTCCTTCATTAAGGAACATTACACTTCATAAACTTGTGATCTAAGAAAAATACTTCAAGTACCGCCGATGCGGTACAAAAAGTTCAAAAAACTCAGGTCAAAGTTTAATCAATTGTACCGCCTCCTTTCGGAGTGTCGGACAGTTCCAGGCTGTTCCTAACAGAACACCTACCTAGCAATCACCACTAGGATTACGTTTTTACGAAAAACGTTAATCGGACATCTAGCACAATGCCTGACGTCATTTAAAAATGGACATACCATTTGTAGCGCATGAGATGCGTCTTGTACATATAAATGTACTATTATTTCACCGTCTCATTCGGTTACCATTTTCTTTAAAAACGGAAAGAATCCTACAAAGCAGGACTCGGTGCAGGATCCCCTGCAAAATAAAACACGGGACACGATTGGAAAAATGCCAAAGAAAAATCTTCTCCAGCTGAAACATATATGTTAACTCCCGCAGTCAACGATACAGAATTTGGGAAAATAACATCATGAAATGTGTTAAAAGTATCCCCATTCAGCATAATATTTCTCTGTCTCGCTGGAACAAAACGCCTGTTAGCATAAAAAGGCAACTCTATCTCCAAAACCGGGTTTTGCTCAACCAAAGTGCACTGGACGCCCTGATGAGAATTTAAAGCCCTGTTCTTAACCGCTACAGCACGCTCGGACGGACTTCCATCAGCATTCGAAACAGTTACTGTATTACTAGCAGTACGATCATGGCTTGCTGTACGTCGTACAGACATAATGCCCCTCACTGATTCGCCGGGACTAGCATACATAAATTTATACCGAATGCCTCCTCGTCTACACAAATATAATGGCGTGAACCAATTCATCATTGTAGTATCTGAGAAAGTGTACGGTGCAAAACTTGGTGGTCCTGAAAAATTTAAACCGTGTGCTAAATCAAACCCTCTATATGCCGGAAAATCCGGCAAACCAATTATTGTGCTTGTATCCCGCAAACCATCTGTAGCATTCTGCGATATAGGCAAATAATGCTCGTAACGCTTCAGTAACTGTCTAATCGAAGTAATCGGATCTCCGAAATATATTTTTTGCGTATTGTCGGACACTAACAGCTTGGATGCCATTTCTGCTTCTATTGTCTGTTGCACAGGCGCACTCTCTTCCAATGTCAAATCATTATCGGCATTGTCCAAGCCTGCCTGCTCTGCATACAAACCCTCATCACCAAACAGTGGCTCTATCGCTTGAGTGGATACATATGCATAATACTGCTTAGTCTGTTCTGAAGCACTCTGTGGGACATAAAATGTCACATTGTTCAACACTTCATCCGGGTTAGCAACTTCAAAATCATCTGTTGCTGACACCGACACCAACACCGACACATCTGACAATTCAGCACTCGGTGTAGTCAAATCGTTAACGACGGACACCATTACTATGCCATTTGCATATCCATGTCGCGGCGCACTCAAAGGCGCCGTATCAAATGGCACTGCTGCAAATTGACCGCGATCTAAATAGGAATATTCCTGACCCCAATTTATGGTGACAGTAAAATCTCTTTCTTTCGCCAAATCAATTATGTGTGTGTACTGTGTATTATATTCAGTAACTCCACCTGCAGCCAAAAAAGGCTCATAAACAATTTTCAAACGTCCTTTGTGAAAGGACGACGCAACTATCTGAAAACGATAATTTATCGAACCTCTCCAATGCTTGAATGGCAAAGATGCCCAAGCCATTGGAGTGTAATGCCGCTCCGCACCTGATGTTGCAAACAATAACGGTGTAACATACGAATTCCACAATAATGTCTCCGGTATTGCTGTTGTCGCCCATGAAAATTGCGTTAAATAACTTTCTCTCTTGGCTATGCTGACTATAGACATTTCATCATCCAACCCTAATCCACACGCAACGGGATCAATAGTCAATTGCTGCTTAGCATCATACGTTAATTTCGTAGATGTATCCTGCATATTTGAATTTACCATATTTCCCGCATATGTAGGTTTGTATGATGAAATCGGCCCCGTATCAACCGGCCGAGACATGCCAAAAGCTTTAGCCACTTTGCCAACGGCTCCTGCAGCCATTTCAGTGGCTAACGCAAAAGGCCTAAGTCTAGGAACTTCTGACAAAGTCCCTGCCACACGTTCAACCACTGCTGCTGGACCTGATATGGGTCCTGAACTAACCTCTTCATGCTCGTCCTGCCCATCCATAATACCCTGAGGTGTTAAGGAACCAGGCTCGGCAATAGTAGGTATAGACAAAGACACATCCTCAGCCCAAGCGAATATCGAAATCGTGACTGAATCTGTGCCGCCATTAGCATGTTGCAACGTCGTCACTGATGCAATATCTATCTCTCCCATTTTCCGCCAATCTTCTTGCACTATGTTCATCGTATTTTTATAAAAAACATACGGCAAACACATAGTGCCACCTTGCGATTTGGTCGGATCAAGCCACACATGCATCCGTTGGCTTGCGCCAATTATATCCTGTGGTACTAATCCAAACCGCCACTTAACAAAATTATCGCGATTATGTAAAGGCCGATATGACAACATGGCACGCCCATAATGAAAACCGTTACCATTAATCATCGCTCTCACACACAATCGTGAACGCAATAAATTGTAATTTGTTATTCTATTAATAACACGACTATCCTCAAAATATAACTGCCAAGGATTTATTGTCACCCCAAAAGTGGCACCCACAGTCCAATTAAGTGTCGCTATCTTAATAGGTCTCGAAAAGAAATTAGCCAAACTTGCATCATCCATATCTGCTGTACGGTGTACATCGTCTAACTGATTATCTATCGAATATATCCATTGTTGGTTTTGATCCGCAAAACCAACATTTTGTTGTTGAGTCACATTTGACTCTTCGTTTATCTTAATATTCATTCTATTTAAACTAGTCTCTTTATTTACACCCATCATGCTCAGACTAAAGCAAGTGGGGCACACATTTAATTTATGTAGACGAAACATTCCCCTAAATAGGGGTACTTCACGAGGGAAGTGTCTTGTATGCAAAGCCTATACATTTATATATAACATGTAAAAACACAAACACATGGTAACCATATACATACAGAATTGTTCAACTTAATGCCCATCATTCTTACGGGCAGAGGGATACTTTTAACGGCATTCCAAGCCATAGCGTTGTTTGTACATAGTTACACATTCATCGAAATCTCGATTCAACATAGTACAACCGCCTTCTATTCCATGCTGCTTTGCAACAGCGCGCATCTGCTTTCTCCTCAATTCATAATGCTCGCGTCCATAAGCAAACCACTCTCTCAAAGCCCCATCAATATTTTGCATAGATTGTTCCAAGGGCGTAATTGCCTTTGACTTTAGCACAGACGTCAAACTCTTAAATATTGAATCTTCGTCTAATGCTCCCATCCATTGAGATAATTCTTCGCTATACACATTCTTTCTCTTTAAAAAATCGGCATCCTCGTCTTTCATATAACACACTGGTGTCGATTCCTTGTCAGGCATGGTAAAAACCATGTCTCTTTCGCGCAAAAATTGCGCATAAGATATATGGTTATACTCATCATAACCTTTACGAATGGAACCCTTCACGTCATCTCCATATGTCATCATGGATGCTATCTCCTTAAACTTGGGCACTCTCCTTCCTTCATATATTTTATAATACGCACATCGCAACAATAATGAATTTACTATGGAATTAATATATACTGTTAAATTCTGACCCGAAGGATTCGACCCGAAATGTTGCAGCAAATCACCATTGTATGCCATTACCGGATATGCCACATCAGTTGCTATTCCGCGCATAACAATAATGTCATCCTTTGCGTACCCAAACTGCGCTGCAATAGATATCAAAACGTCAAATGCTGATAATATCAACTGTGCAGGCATTCTCAAATCATACTTGCTATAATCCCCTGCAAGAATGCGGTCCTTACCAAACTTCCGCATGTATTCCACCAAAGTACTAAATTCAGGACCCATGGTGTTTATTCCTACGCCACACTCCGAATCCAATGGAAACAACGACAATAAACGTACAATTGGCAAATAATATTTCCTTATTACCAACTGCAATGCTATTGGGGCTGCTTGAAACACCCGCACTTTGTCTTTAGTCTTCTTTGTTGGTTCATCTTTCAAACACGCCTTAAAGGGAACATGACACCGCCTTTCATTTCGGTACTCATTTTCCATTCTCTGGGCCTCATCCCAAAAACGTTGGTCTAATCGTGCTGGACATGCAAATCCAGGAAAATCATCAGGCTCTAATCGTGTTATATATTTGTCCTTAGCTCCTGAAAGTGGATATCCAATCGACGATTGCGGATTTATTTTATCAATAAACCGCAAACCGTCTATACCACATAAATTCTCCATTTGCGTTAAAGGACGAATATGCGCAGCTAATTCAGGAATGCGTTTTATGCATCCTATCATATGCTGAGTATAATCATCCACTGCTAATACTAACAAGGACGGTTCAACTCCAATTGACGGATTACATGAAACCAATAATGATTTCTCCCAAGCATCTCCTTTAAAAAACTTAGGCTTGTCAAAAAGTTTCTCCACAAAACACTTCTCACAAACTGCATCCGCAATGGGAGTTTCAATCACTTCTGAATAATATGTAGCTCGGCCAGTACAAGTGCCATACACATCTAAATGTGCACTTGCAGGTAACTTGTTCACAGGACTCTTCTCATGTATATTTTTCGTCAATACAATAGGCTTATCATACATCTGCTCATGCAAAACACCCTGTGATGCGCCAATACACACACCTGATAACTGCGACAACATCTCTCTCGCCTGTTCATACTCGGCGCGTGTGATCATATTT